GCGTTTTCTGAATTGTGTTTGTACACCCCTTTATTAGCTATTGTATACGCTGCAAAAGGTAAGTATTCAACCATAGCCCAATGTATAAGCATCGGTTTAACATACGTAACTAAAAGGTTATTATAATCCGTAGGAATTGAATATAAAGTGTCGATAGTAATTTCAGCATCGTCGTTTCCACCGTCAATTACAATCACGTCGTTTACTTTATAACCCGTTCCAGCGTTATCAATATCAGCATCGGTAACTAATCCACCAGCCGCTGTAATATCTAACGTTAAACCCGTTCCCGTACCACTTGTAGTAGTAACACCCGTTGCAGTAGTATATCCAGTTCCTTGTTCACTTACTGTTATTGCAGTTGGTATTCCTGAAGAAGCTAAAATAATTTCAGATTGTAATTTTTGAAGTAAATCAGTACCTAAGAAATTTTGAATGTGAATGTCTTGAGCTATTTTAACGTACTGAATAAAATTATCCGTATCTACGTTTCCGTTCATCGCAGTGAACTTTACAACGTCGTTTCTTGTTATTAAAAGTGCTTCAGCCATTATCGTGTAATTTCTCTTTTAGGTTGTGGGTTACTTGGTAAAAAACCGTAATTAGGCATGTCAACAGGTCTTTTGCTAACTTTAGAATCGTTCTTTACAACGTACCCTAACTTTTCAGCTTTTTTAACCGCAACTTGTTTTAACTCTTTGCTGTTTACATCAATAGATTTACCGCTAAATGTAGCGTAAACTCTTTTGTTCCATCTGTGATGACAATTTCCACCGCCTTTATAGAACCAAATTGAATAAATATCTGCGCCTTTTGCACCCCAACCAGCATTTACTACTTGCGAACCCATCTTTATAATATCTTCTTTACGGTATATTTTATTGGCTGCTATCATTCTACGACAAAATTCACGTTCGGCATTTTCAGCACCAGCGTAAACGTATCGAGTTAAGAATTTTATACCTTCAATAACTTCGTCTTGCTTACTTGATATGTTTGGTCGTGGGTCACCCGTTGAAACTAAGTTAACTATTTTACTCAATAAAGACTGTTTAGGCTCTTTAGAAAGCGTTTCGTTCTCTTTGTCGTCCGTATTATAGTCTACGGGATATTCGTCTATTAAAATCGAATTTTCGGGTATATCTTCGCCTAATTCAATTAACGCTTCAGCTATCTTAAAATCTTTGCTTAGTTCCGTTCCGGTTTCTTCAGCTACTTGTTCTTCAGTTTGTGCGTTTTCTAAATCTACGAATTCCAAAGGTTGTAATGTTTTAAAGAATAACTTTAATGTAATTCCGTTAAAAGCTAAAATTTTATCAAAAGAATCTATTATCTGGTCTTGAATAGGTTTAATTACCATATTGTCAAACAAAATAGAAGCATTCTTTATTTCATCTGCATTAGAACTAAATCCATTTGCAGAACCTAATCCAAATAAAAGTGGCGAAGTAACGTTATGTGCTAACATAATCTTTTTAACGCATTCCTCACTTAATGAATTATACAAATCAGGCGCATCGTTAACGGGCATTTGGTCAACCGTAGTTTTACTTTCTTGATTTGCATTAAATCCGATAATAACTTTTTTACCACCTGGTCCCGTTAATTGGCTGTTTACTTTGCCCGTAATAATTTGTTGTTGTTCTTCAGTTGGGACTCCATTATTAAAGTTAATCACAACCCTTCCAGAAAAACCGTTTTGTACTTCGTTAATTAAATAATCAGCTATTTCTTCTTCTAACTTTGCATACGGTAAACCACCTTGATAATCAGGCAAAGCGTAATATTTCATTCCAACCGCATACGGTTTAGAATATAGTATTTCTACTTGTTCGTTTGAATATCCAAATGCTGGTATTCTTTTAGGCACATATTTCTTTGTGTCCTCCCAATTATCTGAATAATAGTAACCTTCTATTTCTCCGTCTTTATTACACTTTTCAGCACGTAATAAATTTACGGGTATGTGGTACGCCTTAAGAATTTTTTTGTGCGCCTTGTCGTAGTGAACTTGCATAGCAAATTGACCAAACATTTTACGGTCAAGTACTATTTTACGAATACAATCAGCATTAAATAAAGCCATCATTTGAGCGTACTCGTTAGGCTTCTTATTAGCGTCTAAGGCACTCAATCCACGCCCATATATTAATCTACTTACATTATTAATTACCGCGCTGTTAGTAGTTGAATTAACGTACCTATCAATAATAAACTGAAAGTAATTATTGTCTTCGCCAAATTCAACCCAAGCATCTCGTTTTGATTCCTGAATTACTGGCGTTGTGTATGTACTTAATTCTAAAACGTGTATGTTATTCATATACTATAAATTCATTTGTTGTACTGTTTGAAACGTATTGTCCATTATTTACTGTAAAGGTATTAACGTTTTGATTAGTACAAAATATCCTATCTTTATAAACTACGACCGCACCGTTAATAAATACCAAATCGTAAAAATGATTTTCTACTAAATTAAATTCAGCTTCAAACGTATCGTAATAGTCGCCTTCAGTATGGGTATAAGTGTCTATTTCAGTTGTTACGTTCGTTTGGTCATCCGTAATAGCTACATAATCAAAATCTTTACTTCGTGGAATAAACACGAACGATTGGTCATTTGTTGAAGTAGTTAGAATAATCATATATTATAAACGATTAGAGGTCGATTTTGTACCGTAAACAAAAAACCCCTACCGAAGTAAGGGTTAATTGTATGCAAGTATATGAAGGAAATTAAGAAGTAACTATTTGTGCATCTGTTCCAGAACCATCTTCAAACAAAACTTTTAATCCAGCTTCGTCTGTTACATCAAGAAAGTTCGCCGGGCTTACCTCCATGGATTCAAACGTCAAATTATAACCATTAAAATCACCCAAGGCACTACCACTCGACACAGTACCAGCTGTTACGTCAGCCCCTTGTGTAAGTCCCATTAAAAAGAATTGGTCGGTCATTGTTCTAACTACAATTCTTGGTCTACCGTAAGCAAGTAGTTTAACGTTTTTATGCGTTGCAACATCTTGTCTTTTTAATTGGATAGTTAAAGTTTGTTGAAAGAAAGTTGTACCGTTGTCACGACTTGAATTGATTGTAGTTTCAAAACTGTTAGCACCTTTCAATTCGTATTTATACAATTGTAAAGCACCAGTATTAACAGGAGTCCAATCATTAATTAAATCGGTATCCGTATTATCGTAAACTACATCGTCAGAATTTAAGTCATCGTAGTTAATAAAGTAGATAGCTTTTAACCCCGAAACGGAGTCTTTACATTGCTCTATTCTACCATTTGTTATATCGCAGCTCATTTTATAATATTTTAAAGTTTAACAAAAAAAAAGGTGGTGTATATTGCACCACCCTTATTTATAGTTTTTGGTTTTTTAGTTAGCCGAGTTAGTGATTCCGTATGTAACTACATCTTCAGCGAATCCGTATTTAACGTCTCCCGTAAATCTCATTACAACACGTACATTCATACTTCCGTCAATTGGCGACATATCTATCAAAGACACGTTATTCATATCATTTAACAGTCCAGTCGCAAAATGTAAGTTAGAACTTTGAGCAGCTAAACCAGTGTTATTTGCTAAACCGTTAGCTAAGAAAATTGGAATACCGTCAAAAGAAAGTGATCCGTTAGTGTACCATTGTGTACCCAAGTTATTTGTACCGTTAGCACCTAAACCACTTGCTCCAAATCCACCCAAAGCACGTATGTAAGCTCTAACGATGTTTGAAGAAAGATACAATTTCAAATCTGGTTGACCGTAAAGTCTTGTTGGTATAGCATCAACTATAGAACCAATTTCCGCAATAACGTCTCCAGCATCAACCGTAGTACCAGCAATTTCTTGAGCAGCTGGTAAAGAAGCATCAGTAGTCAATTGTGTCATGATTCCAGCAAATTGACCAGCAGTTGCGTTAACACCTTGCCAAATAGAAGTCTCCATATTAGCAGCTACTTTTTCAGCTACGTGTGCAATTAAGAAATCAGAAAAAGACTTCGGCATTACATCAAATGCAGAATAACCCATTTCAATCGCTTGCCAAGTTTGGTGAAAATCTTTTTTACACAATTGTAGGTTAACTTGGAATTCTTCAGGTTGTAAAATTCTTTCAGTTAAAGAAAGTGTTGCAGAAGCATCAAAATCACATGAAGCGTTACGAATTAAATCGTCCGTTGCCACACGTTGAATTACTTGTTTGAATTTCACGTTAGGGTGAATAGTCATTCCACCTTGCTCTAAAGTTGGTGCGCTAAGGATAGCAGCAGCGATGTACTTACCAGCAAACTCACCAGCGTATGTAGTAGTGATGTTTGTACTTGTACTTAAATTAATTTTTTCCATTTTATAATATTTTTATTTAGATTAAACAGCAGTTAATGTAATTGCACCAGCAGCAGTTCCTAATCCGAAAACATACCAGTTAGTGCCGTCGCAATTCAATTCTACGAAATCTCCGATAGTATCCGCAGCGTGTGCGAAAGTAATCGTGTTTTCATCAGCTCCCGGTACGTTTACTGAATTCACAATAACACCACCTTGAATTTTGTTTGTTGCAGCTTTGATAGTCCAAGCAGTAGTAGCAAATAATGCAGCTACCGTAAAACGATATCTAAAACCCGCAGAAGTAGCAACCGCTGGTAGTGTAATTTGCGCTCCAGCAGCAGCGTTTAAATAAAATGACTTGCCTGAATCTTCAGCAGTCAAAGTTGTTGCACCTGTTAACGTTTCAACAAGACCTACTTGTCTTTCTACGTCGTTAGATACAAAGTTGTAAGTTGTACTCATTTTTTTTTGTATTTAGTTAATTATTTATTTAATTTTTCAAGTATTGAATCCATAGTTGTGCGTTGTCTTTTTGCACTTAACTTAATAGAATCGTTCGTGTTTTCGTTTTCAGGGTTAAAAGAAATTGGTTTAACTTCAGAAAGTTCAACTTCTTTAGTTTCTTTTAGTTTAGATAATTCAGCTTTTAGCTCGTTATTCTCGTTTTTAAGCGCTTCAATTTCAGAAAAGAAAGATTCTTTAATCATGCTCTCAACTATCTTTTTAGGCGCAGCTTTTGACGTTTCCATTTCTTGCTCTTTTTTCGCTTCCTCTTCGATCGGTGCTTCTTCTTCAACCTCTTCTTCTTCCGCTTCTTTCTCTTTTATTTCAGAAATAACACCTTCTTCTACTACGATTAACATACGACCATCTTCAAGTTCGTATTCACCTATTGGTAAAGCTATTTTTTGTTCATCTTCAGTAACTACAAATACTTCGTTACCAGCTTCAAACATTTCAGCTTCTAAAACTGTAACACCGTCCGATAGTTTCATTGTTTCTAACTTTACTTCCATACCGAGTAAAGTTTTAATTTGATTGATTAGGCTATTTTTCATTTTTATTTATTTATTAAAAATTATCAAATTTCTTTTTTGTACCTACTTCATTTTTTGCTATTGCAAGTACTTTTTTATAATTATTTACTATGTCTACTGGAACTTCAACACCTAAATCAAGCGCTGACCTTCTTATTTTTTGGTATTCGTTATCAACTGTTGAAAGCGTTTTTACGTGTTCTACATATTGAGCTCGCATTTCTTTTATTGAAGATTCAATTTTTTGTATTGATGTTTCAAATTTTTGACTACTTGTAAAAAACGAATTTGTTAATTTATTAAAGTCATCTATTAACGCCAAGTCAACTTCGTGCTTTTCAAGTTCTACTTTTTGAACTTCGTTAGCCTTTTCAATTTTCTTTAAAATATTGTTTATCATAGCTTATTAACTTATTGGTTTTTTAATTGTTCCTTTTTTATAAATGTACTATTGTAGAAGTACCTTGATTTACTAAACTTCCGATACCTTGATTTTG